TCAATTGGCCTGCTCCCCCGGAGGCGTAGGCCAGACGGGATTTGATGTATCAACGCGCATCAGCAAGACCCGGTATTTTTTCCATTCAGATAACGCGGCGGTTTCTTCTGCCGTCGCGATTTCCGCATCAAAAGCATCCTGTCTCCAGACTATTTCCTTATCAGCCATAGAACGCAATACCGTTCTTTTCTGTTCAGCCTGAATAATCTGTTGTTCAGCGGAGAGTGGCGGGATATCAATCCACGCAGGATTACCATTTTTATCAGCCCCCAGCGTTTTGCCTTCTGGCGCTACGCCTGTGTAAATTGCCATTGTTTCATCATCAACATCAGCGCCATTTTCAGGCCATGAACCGGCGCTGATATATACATCTTTTAGTGCTTCCGGATAGAAAGAGCCTTTATAAAATTTATTCATTCTTAATACCCCAACGCGATAAAACAACAATCTTCGGTGCCCTCTCCGGATGGCGACCAGTTCTGAATACTGATATGCGTTCTGCTGGCAATACGCACATTCATCGCGGCATTGTAGCCAGATGTTCCACGGTTTCCGGTCGCAAACAAACCTGCATAGGGAAAAGCAAATGGTAAGGCATATCCAGCATCAACTCCCTTTTGTGTTGCCACCATTCCCCACTGCAACATAAGTTTCACCGGGTTTCCTGTCGTCGCAATGCATGGAATGTAGATGTAGCCATTACCTGACATCATTGACCTGAAGCTGTCTAAATCCAGTAACTTCGAGGCATTATCTGCTCCAACATCTCGTGTTGCAGCGGTCCCTAACTGGAGCGCATTTCGGAAGGCTGATACATCAGAAATATCATATCCATTAGCCGATTTCTGCATAGCTCCGGAGGCTTTATCTATCGTTTCTCCCAAACCAACGTTTAAGAAAATGCAGAGATTACGGCTAACTGGCATCATCCCCGGTTTTTATTCAGGGGATCCATCATGCTTATTGGCTATGTCCGCGTATCAACAAATGACCAGAATACAGAATTGCAGCGTAACGCGCTGGAGTGCGCAGGATGTGAACTGATTTTTGAAGATAAAATCAGCGGAACGAAATCAGCCAGACCGGGATTGAAAAAACTGCTCAGAACGCTATCAGAAGGAGATACGCTGGTTGTCTGGAAGCTGGACAGACTGGGCAGAAGTATGAAACACCTGATCACGCTTATTGAGGAATTGCGGGAAAAAGGTGTTAATTTCCGTAGTCTGACGGACAGCATTGACACATCAACACCCATGGGGCGTTTCTTTTTTCACGTCATGGGAGCTTTAGCCGAAATGGAACGTGAATTAATTGTAGAGCGTACACTGGCCGGGCTGGCAGCAGCACGCGCACAAGGACGCATTGGCGGACGTCGCCCGAAGTTGACAAAAGAACAACACGAGCAAATAGCGAGGCTGATTAAAAACGGTCATGACAGGAAACAACTGGCGATCATTTACGACATCGGCATATCGACGATTTATCGTTATCACCCTGTAGGCGATATACAGGCTGAAGAAACAACCAGGCAGACTCAGGAAAATGAAAACCGCTAATCTGACCATTAGCGGTTTTGCGTTAATCAAAACAGCCCTTTAACGGAGCTGGCCGCGCTGTTAAGGGATGATGTGACCTTATCTTTGAAGCCGGACAGCATATCACTGAACGATGAGGATTGCAGGCGCTCCCGCAAATCCTCATCACAGCGTTCAAGAGTCAGTGAAAATTCTATCTTTTTCGCCTTACCGTAGCGATCAAACTCGGAGCGGGTCGTATTCGTTCCGGTCAGGACATACATGCCGTAAATCTGCCCGACACCATCAATCAGAGGCCAGGGGCGTCCTGTATATGCCTGCGTGGTCAGCAACGAAAGCGACACTTCGCCACCTGTAATTTCAGGATAAAGCACGCCGGAAAGCACGATGCGATCATCACCTGCGCCGATATACTGCCAGCTTGCTGAACGGTTAACGCGTTCATTTTTCACATGCCGCCAGCTTTTGTTTTGCTGTAACTGCTGATGCGGCAATGTGCGCAGCTCAAAAACAAACATGCCGTAGATCATCATCATGGCCATGACTCCTCAATCTTTATCGTAAAAACTGCCACGCCCGGCACGGGCGCGCCGTTCCATTTCTGCCCTGACCATTTCACCGACCAGTTTCGCCAGTTCGCGGGGATTCTGCGTAACAACGTTATGCAGATGAACATGAATTTCACCACCAAATCCGGAGGCAACAGGCTCCCGGTTACGGGAAGTTACAGGAACTGATGCCACTGGAGATCGTATGGCCTCCGCCACCGGGTGGGAGCTGGCCGCAACAACAGGGACCAGCGCCGGAGGCAGCGGAGCCGGGACCACGGGGGTGATATTAATTGCGGGGGCAGGCTTTCTGACCTGTGCAATCTTCCGCTCCTGCCACTCCCCACGAACAGCAAGTGCGCGGGGCAAGTTCTTAAAGACAATATCGCCGGGGCCAATGCGTTTTTTCGTCTCATCAACCAGCTTACCTGTGTTATCAGCAATTTTGCTGAGTCTGCGTAGCGTCCCGGTATTGCTGTCTGTGAGCGGTTTGTTGTCTTTGGGTTTATCACCTCCGGTGCCATTGCCATTTTCCACAGGCTTCGGCGGATTGATTTTCGCCAGGTCCCCCTGAAGTAAGGCAACCTTGTCCTGAAGAATGGCCGCACGCTGTGCGTCTTCGATTTTCTTGCGCGCCCTTTCCGCTTCATCCGGAAGGACGCCAAGTTTTTCAAGTATCCACGCCAGCGTATCCAGTAGCATTTTTGCAGGTGTCAGAACAAGTTGTAACGCACCGCCAAGAACGTTACCGAATACCTCGCCAGCACTGGTACATTTATCCAGCGTTTCCTTGCTGGACTCCATCGGTGACAACAGCGATTTAAACCAGTTAAACACCTGGCTGATCCCGCTTCCGATTGCGTCAAAAACAGGACCAAACCGTTCAAAGGTTTCGCGCAACGGGGTCAGCCTTTCCATAATCCCGCTGAACACCCCGGCAAAAAATGCCCTGATGGGATCCCAGTATTTCCAGATGAGAACGGCAGCTCCGGCAAGCGCAGCCACGATAAGACCGACCGGACTGAACAACGCCCCGATAGCGCCCCCCAGTAACGAAACGGAACCCGTCACCATTCCCCATAGTGCTGGCAGAACCCTGACAGCATTCATTGATCCGGTCAGGAGGGAAAAACCAAGACGCAGTTTTGCCAGCGGACCAGCAAGCACACCAATAGCCAGCGACAACGAGCCAACCGTTGCAGTCATTGCCAGCAGTGCACCGCCTGCAATCAGTAGCTGGCGCGTCAGTGCGGGATGGGCCTGCGCCAGCGCCGTCACCTTTGATACCACACGCGTGAGCCACTGCGTGACAGAACGCAGCGGACCGTCAATCAGATCTGCAATGCGGATGCGCAACCCTTCCCATGCACTGCTGAGTGATTTCAGATCGCCGTCAAGGTTGTTGGCCATAACCTTTGCCGTGCGTTCAGCCTCACCGCGCGCGCCTTCAAGTTCTTTTCTCAGTTTGGGTAAGGAGCCGTCACCTGCCGCATCAACGAGGGCCATAAATGATGTGAAAGCCTCTTCTCCGGCAATGTCCTTAAAGAACGATACCCGGTCAACTTCCCCGTATTTGCGGGTAGCTTTATAAAGGTCAGCCAGCACATCCTCCATCGGGCGCATTTTGCCCCCGGCATCCGAGACAGACACGCCAAGCTCTTTCAGCGCCTCTGCTGCCGCCTTTGGCGGTGATGCCAGACGAGCCAGGCTGGCACGCATTGCCGTACCAGCATCACTCCCCCTGATACCCATATTCGCCAGCACGCCCGCCATCGCTGCGGCCTGCTCCAGCGATATTCCCAGCTTACCCGCCACCGGACCTGCATATTTCATGGTTTCACCCAGTGCGCGAAGGTCAGTGTTGGTACGGGTAAACGCTGCGGTGAGTGTGTCGCCGACCCGGTCCATCTGGTCAGCAGAAAGACCGAACTGCGTCAGAATATTTGAGCCAATATCCGCCGTCTCACCGAGGTCCATACCGCCAGCCGTTGCCATGCTCAGTACGCCAGGGAGCGCAGCCTGAATGGCCTGTGGTGTGAAGCCAGCCATTGCAAGAAATGCCTGCCCACTGGCGGCATCGCCTGCGGTGAACTGCGTTTCAGAGCCAAGTTTTAACGCCTGCTCACGCAGCGCCTTAAACTGCGGGCTGTTTTTGTCGATTCGCGTCAGTGCCTGAACGCGGGACATCTCTTTCCCGAACCCGATCGCAGGCTGCAAAAAACGCCCGGCAGCATAGCCGCCCGCCGCTGCCGCACCAATTGCCAGCGCACCACCTGTTTTCAGTTTTCCCGCTGTTTCCTGCGCGCGCGAATACCGCTCACGCGCCCGCGTTACACGCGCAAGCGCCTGCCGTTCGCGTTCAAGCTGGTTGTTGTACTGTTCGGTGCGTCTGATGGCCTGCTGGATGGTGTTATCGCTGCCTGTCAGGGAAATGCCGTGGCGTTTCAGCTCTCCGCCAAGCTCCCGCATTTTCTGAATTTCCCGTGTGCGCGATTCATTCAGGCGTTCAAGCCGGGTGCTTAACTGCTGCATCAGCTTTTGTTGTTTTTCGCTGAGCACTGTACCCGTGCGTTGTAACTGATTAAGGGCGTTAAGCTGGCGTCGTGCTTTCACGATACCCGCATCCGCTTTACTGACAGCGTCGCGGGCGCGCTCAAATGAACGCGCCTGACGCTCGAGATTTTTGATCGCCCCCTGCGTTCGCTGGATGGAGTCACCAAACTGCCCCATCAGGCGGCGGGCGTTTTCGGCAGGCCGGGTCAGCCTGTCAACGGCGCTGAAAGCGACCCGGATGTCAAGAGTCTTCATTATCTGCATTCCCGCTGCGAAGTGCCGCCCGCTCACGCCAGCTAACCACTTCGCCGGGCGTCATCATGAAGATTTCGGCGGGCGACCAGTTAAAAATGGCGGCAATATCCGCCACCAGCTCTTCGATGTGCTCAAAGCACACCAGGGTGATTACGCTGCCGTCTCCTGCACGCTCTTCGCGCCAGAGTCTGGCTCGCTCATAAAATTTACAGCCACAGCGCACAACTGAATAAAATCGCGTGACGACATTTTTTTAATCATCACTTCATCCAGTCGTGGCGAGGTCACGCGAGGCAACAGCGTGAACATGGTATCCGCTTTCAGATTCAGCACATCAGACAGCGACAGACCACGCAGGGATCCCGCCTGCTCAATAGCCCCGGTGATTTCCACATATGTGATTTTTTCGGCACCACGCTCAATTGGCCGGGAAAGTTTTACACCACGTTCGACAGCCATATCCTCACCTGCCGTCACATCATCCGCTACGGTGTTATTCCGGGTTTCAGTATCGATGTCTTTCATCAGTTGTCTCCTTTTCAGTCAGAGGCGACGCACTGCGTCGCCTGCATATTACTTATCAGCCAAGCCCAAGCGCGGAGCGAATGCGGTCAGGCACAATGTCCTTGCCGTCCTTCCGGTAGATGTGGTTCAACAGGTCGATTTCCCACAGCGGGCGATCGTTAACACTCAGCTTGTAGTAGGTGTTTTTGACAGCGTATGTGTGTGATGTGGCCTCGCCCTGTTTGGCCTCCCCCATATCAATTTCCGTCACACGCCCACGCATCTCGATTTCATACAGATCGCTTTCTGCATCGGTGTAATATTCACCCGCAAAACGCAGCAGCGTGCCGTCAATCGTGCCGCCATACTTAAGGAACAGTGCACGAACAGCTCCACCCATGACAAAGCTCGCATCAAGCGCGGAGTCGTCCAGACCGAGATCAATACTTACCGCCCCCATCATGCCACCACCACGATAACTGTCGGTTTTGCGCGTCAGTTTGGGCGGCGTGACGGATGTCACTTTACCCACTTCGTTTTCACCATCCACAAACAACGTAAAAAAGCGAAGATGTTTTGGTACAGCCATCAGGCACCTCCCAGCACCGCAAATGCGGGACCAAAGAATTCATCAGTAAACGTCTGGTAAAGCTCCATGTCTTCCAGCGGGGGAACAGGCGTATATTTGTAGCGAATACGCACACGCCCCTGACGTAAATCCGTGGTGCCGTTATCCACCACGTCATACCAGCACTCCGCGCCAATCAGTTTCCCGGCAGTAACCAGCGAATCCAGTTTTGCCCTGATGGCGCTGATAACATCCTTCACGTTCGCAGGCGTCAGTGGACTGTCGATGGTTTCAAACTGAGCTTCCGCAATTGAATCAGCCAGCACCTGTGCGGTTCGGGTATACACCTCAAAGATGTAGGCGTTCGTTTCCGGTGTGCGGTTGCCCCAGAAGCGGAACCCGTTGCGACGAATAATGGTCGTGATTTCTTTGTTGTTGAGGCTGTTGGCATCGCTGTCTTCGGCCTGCAACGACCAGAACACATGCCTCGACATCCCCAGCACATTTTTAACCGGAACGTTGGACAGTGATTTGTGCCATCCCTGCTCATGGTCAATGTACGCACGAAGGCCGCACGCATAGGCAGGCGCGGGGAACGTTTCGTTTTTGCCACTTTTCGGGTTGTAGGCGATGAAGTCCGGCCATAAGAGCATCACCTCACGTTCGTTGAATTTCTGGCGGTAGGTAATCGCCTCAGCCATCGTGTTACAGCCGTGACATGAGGCATACACAAACGCGCGCAGTTTACCTGCAATCACGCACAGGGATTTTGTTACAGCCTCCGTGTCCAGCTCCGGCGCGGCCAGAATACGCGGACGGTATCCGATGCTTTCATCCTGCTCTGCAACAAGCAGCGCATACATCCCCGTATAGCTGCCGTCATCCTCAGAACCACCGATAACCAGTTGATCCTGCGTCTTTCCGTCTTCTTCTTTGTGTTCAGCCACGCGAACGACGATCACCTTTGTGCTCACCTGGTCTGCGATGGCCTTAAGCGCACGATAAAGCGTCCCCGTTGTCCCGCATTTTCCCAGCACGTCATTGACGCGGGTCAGCAGTGTTGGCTTGTTCAGCGGGAACAGCTTCGCGTCCGCATCATCCGCCGTTGCCACGATACCGATAACACTGGAATCAACATCGTTAATCGCTGTTACCAGGTCGGTATTTTCCGTAACACGGGCACCATGAAAACGAGTTTCACTCATAGCTTCAGCCCCTTGTATCCGTTAAATGATTCGGCAACAATCATCACCCACCACGCGCGTAATCTCACCCCTGCGCCATTCTCCCGCCACGGCGACAACAAAAAGCAGTAACCCCCTCCGCACGCACATGCGACCATGCCACACAGGGAGGGAGCAGATGACCGACACCACCATGCAATTGCTCAGTCAGGGCACAGACCCCGTGAAAATGCCGGATTTTGATATTCTCGCGGAGGGTAAAACGCTGTCAGGCGTGGCAGAGCGCCTGATGAGCCTGTCACTGACCGACAACCGGGGATTTGAGGCGGACCAGCTCACCATCACGCTGGATGATGCGGATGGTCAGTTGCAGCTACCGCCACGGGGCGCGCGCCTGACGGTTCTCATTGGCTGGAAAGGAGAACCGCTGACAGAAAAAGGCACTTACATTGTTGATGAAATCGCTCACGAAGGACCGCCGGACAGGCTGACTGTTTCAGCCAGAAGCGCAGATTTTCGGGATGAATTTAACGTTAAACGTGAGGTGTCCTGGCATGATGTGACCGTTGAGCGTGTGGTATCCGCCATCGCTCATCGGTACGGTCTGAAACCGCAAATCAGCGAAATGCTGATGGATATCGAAATCGACCACGCCGACCAGACCGAAGAAAGCGACATGTCCTTCCTTACGCGCATGGCGGAAATGTTGGGCGCAATCACCACGGTAAAAAGCGGTAATCTGTTATTCATCATGCCAGGCGGTGGCGTGAACGCACAGGGCCAGCCGTTGCCATCGTTCGCCATCACGCGCAGCAGTGGCGATCGCCATCAGTTCCGCATTGCTGACCGCGAAGCGTATACGGGGGTACGCGCTTACTGGCTTGATCTTAATTACGGGAAAAAGAAAAAAGTCAGCGTGAAACGCCGCAAACCGAAAAAGGAGAAAAGCAGCAGTCGGGAAGGCGATTATATGGAAGGTGCGGAAGGCAACGTGTTTGTGTTACGCAAGACTTATCAGAACGAGCAGGCAGCAAGACGTGCAGCAGCGGCAAAGTGGCAGCAGCTACAACGCGGAGCCGCATCATTCTCCATCACGCTGGCGCGTGGACGCGCAGAACTCTACCCCGAAATGCATGGCACGGTAACAGGATTTAAAAGCGAGATTGATAATCAGGACTGGATTATTGCAAAAGCCGAGCACACCATTGATAACAGCGGCTTTACCACACAGCTTGAGCTTGAAGCAAAAATCCCGGAATGGATAGCAGAAACATAGTGAGTAATTTAGACGTATTGACCCAGACTCAAGCTGGCACACTTATCTCCAGATTTTAATCTAACAATTGGCTCTATGCTAAATAGTGAGTTGTTAGCTAGTAGCATATTCTTCTTGGCTCATTTAAATAGTGCTTATGCACATTGAAGAATTAATAGTTAAAAATGAAACAGCCTCATACAGAGGCTGTGATTTTGTATAATTGGAGCACAGGGATTATTCTTGTTGAAAATGAAGAGAACACTCTATAGGTGATTCTTCATTAAACTGTTCAAATAGCTCAATCATACGATAACGGCTAATTCCCACTATTGTTCCATCTTTTTTAAAAGACAAACCAATTCCAGCCAAAAGAAATGTTGACTCCAGTTCTTTTTTTAATTCTTGCCCCTTAGAGAAAAAATACATTGCACCACCACTCATTCCCTCTGGAGAAGGGCCTTTACTTACCTGTCCTTTATATTTTAAATCTATATTCTTAACCTTGTATGTTCCTGTTATTTCAATTTTATTGAATGTTTTAACCTCGGATATTATAGTGAAATACTTGGCATTTTTAAAAAACAGGCCATCTTCGTTAGAAGCTACCGTTTGATTTACTATTGAACCAGGGCGTTTTGTTCTGTGAATTGTTTGTGTTTTGCACCAGTTTTTAGGGAAGCCTGTCCATGCAAAATGTTTCTTATCAAATCCAATAAAATTGAAATTATCTTTAAGCGAGAAATAATTTTTCCCATCAAGTATCATATTAAAGCAATCGACAATGACTAAATCATCTTCTTCAAAAATTCGATGTCCTATAGAGATACTAGTCAAAGCAAAAAATTCACCATCAGAACCCAGTATGTAAATATTTCTGATGTCATCTTTATCCCTCAGAGCATGAGCAGCAAAAACCACATAGTGTGATTGCTTGTAATATATAAACGTTCCAGTCGATGAATAATTATAATCGCCTAGTTCATTTCGTATGTAGAGCGGAATAACAAATTTTTGTGATTGTCTATCATAACTATCAGATTGATATTTAAAGTCAGTCATTTTTTATCCATTTCCAGATGAAAGAATAATTTCTGCTTGTTTTAATTGATAACCACAGTTTCTACCGTGCACTAATACACAGATATGCATCATAACATCGTTCAAAGCAGGCTGTTAGTTGGAATCTCAACTTATACAACTTAGAATAGCGGCAGCACCACGTTAGGGAGGTCGCTATGTTCCGTTGTCCGCTTTGTGGCGCATCTGCCCGCATCCGCACCAGTCGTCCGGAAAATGATTCAAACACTGTGCGGCAAAAGTATTACCAGTGTAACAACCTGGAATGCGGCGTATGCTTCTCAACACTGGAAGCTTTCCATAAATTCACATCGAAACACGCCTCCGGCGTTCACTCTTCAGAAGGTATCCCGTGGCATGAGCTGCCAGCTTCACACAGGGGAAACAATCAGATGAGCTTGCCTTTACCTCAGAATTAACAGGCAGAATTGCCGGAGTAACAAAAAAGCGATAGATTACGCGCGGGTGCCTTTCGGCTGATGGTCGGAGGGAATACCCGAAGGCCAGATGTGGAAAGGCCCCGGAAAACATACCTGTTTAACCGAGGCCCTAACCGCATTACCTTGACAAGTGAAAGGTTAGCGCCTCTCCAGAAAAGGAGCAAGTGCTATGTCGCAAAAATCGCTTACGGCCATCACGTTCTGCGTGACGGCAATCCTCATCATCTGGATGCTGCACGGTTCACTGTGCGAAATACGGATGAGCTTCTGGGGAGCGGAGTTTGCGGCGTTCTTACAGTGTAAGCAGTAA